TACTTCCTCATCCGTCAGCCCAACCCATTCCTTCTTTTGTGGTTTGCTTGAAATACAGGTAACCGTATAAGGCCTGCCACACTGGCAACTCCATGCCACAGGTCCGTCTGCTGGTGTCTTTGCGTTTTTGTTTTCGCTCATGCTAAGAACTCCTTGATGGCCTCGTACACATCCGTGCGTCCGTGCTGGTCGTTTAAGCGTATGTCCAACCCGGCGTAGCGCATCTCTTTCTCAACCCATCGCAGAAGCGCATGGGCTTTATCTGAATCCCTTATGATCGCATCTCGCTCATCGCATACGGCTTCGTAAGCCTTTTCCCATACATGCAATCGGCGCAGTTCGTCGGCGGCTTCTCCGCATAGACCCGTGTGGCTGAATTGCACGTCAAGTTCTTCTAGCGCATCAGCCAGCACTAAGGCTTTGGGTTGTGGGTTCATGTGTTCTTCTCCTTCAAGAATTGCCGCACAGCGATGACCGCTCCACGAGATTAGCCCACACTTTGGACATAAAGAATCCTGCTGGCTCATGTGTTTTTACCTCTTAATTTAAGTTCTATATGCCTTGCATAGTCATGCAAAGTCTCGTTAGGTTTCCAATCCACTGCGCTGATCTCCTCATCCATCAGACTGACCCATTGCTTTGGTGGTGCGGTGTAGAGGGGCACTGTGTGGTGCAGGTCAGGACATGTCCGCACTTTCATGTCAAAATTTTGCAGGTCGAATGAATTGGCCCACGCCACTGGCTCTTGCTCTGTCTCCAGTGCTTGGCGCAGTGCGGTGATGGCTTGCTTTCTACTAACAAGCCCAGCATGACTTATTGGATCACTCTCCAAAGCCTCAAGCGCCATCTGCATAGCTTCTCTGCTCATAATTTACCCTCATCAAAATCAAACCACTCATGGATTTCATTCATTACTTCATTGCAGATGGATTGATTAATTTCGTAACGCTCAGGTGTAGGGTTATGCTTGTATGCTTGGTTGTGACCAAGTATCACACCGTTAACAATGCACCGCTCAAGTAATTGCATAAATTTTGGTTTCATTTCTTTATTCGCCTCAGCCTTGCAACAATGCCCACACCTTGGACACTCAAAGTCATCAAGGTATGACTTAGATTTTTGATACATGTTGTGATCACCACTCATGATTAGACTGACTCCTTGTAATTCACCAACACTTGTAGGCATTCCCACTGTCCCAAAGTGAATGAAACAACACGATTGTTTATGCTCACATCAAAGCCTTCACCATTGTGCCACTCGCACACTTCCATAAAGTCACCTGTATCAGCGAAGTGATCGTAAGGTTTAAGCTCAGCGAACCTAGCCTTTCGTGTGTAAGTTTCAATAGTCATTTTCAATAAAGTTATAGAAGTTAATGGTTTTATCTACACTGTTTGCCCACCGATCAAACTCATTTAGTGGGCAGCTAATATCTACAAAGAAATCAGGCCATGCCCAGTAACGAAAACGATACAATCGATTACCCTTCTGAGCCATTGCACCTGTCTTAAAGAAGTCACGATCAACACTAAACCCTCGTAGCTTTAGCATGGTTTTGAATTGACTAGGACTCATACCCCATAGCCTATCACGATCAGGTTTTTTAGTACGGTATTTAAATCTCATGGTATTTAATCTTTCTGTTCATTCTTTAACTCTTCTAACTTCTCGTTGTAGTAATCACGATAAATACCTGCACATATAAATCCTACAAACACTGCAGTTAGGGCTATCAAAAGTAGCTTTGCATCTATGTAGGCAAAGATACCAAACAATACAATAGGCACTAGATACCCTAGCAATACCTTGATTGCATACCACCTTGCCTGATTTTCAATACTTTTATTCATGAGAAGTACACTCCTGTTTGATAATCAAACTCACAGTTCACAATACGATGTACACCTGATATCTTGTTCTTTACAATGTTCAAGTACCGCATACCATCATCTTCAGTCTGATCATTTAGTGGAGGATTACGTGCAATTAAAATCATTAGGTCACTCTCTCCTGCAAGTCCTGTCTTACTGCCTTCAATCATGGCTTGAGATAGAACGATCTTACCTTCAGCCTCAGCAGATAACTGTGTGCAATAAACTACAAGACAACCGTACATCTTCCCAATGTTTCTTGCATACACTGCATTGGCTTTAAGTACTGCAGGATCTTGGGTAGATGCCCCATCTTCAGCGAACTTAGATCCAATGTCAAGCACTACAATGTCAGGCTTATGTGTCTTGATCACTGACTCTGCCCATCTCATGGTCTTACCTGTAGCATCTACAAACTTTATATTATCTTTTATGGGATCATAAAGCCTGTGTGCCTGTGCCTTGTCAGCAGCTATCTGTGTCATGGTCATACCTGTAGCTGCTGTCATGTACCTGCTAGCCACTCGCTCTGGTTTCTCCTCATTGCACAAGACTAGGATACGTGCTCCTTGTGATGCCCATCCATGAGGAGAAGCACACAAGGTACTATGAAAGCTTGACTTACCTACGTTAGATCTAGCACCTATCACAAACAGCATACCGTTGTCTAAGCCCTGCACTGAATTAAACAATGAAGGTATGTTGAATCTCCACTTGGTATTGCTAGCTGCCTTGCTTAGTAGGTTATCAATGCTATTGTCTACATAATTAACTCGTATCTGCGGGGTGAAGTCATCCTGATAGTTATCAAGGATCTGCCTCAGTGGTTCCATGGTGCTCTGTTCACCATTCACATACTGGAATCCTAGGTTAGCTACCTCCTCACCTACCAGTTGCCTGAACAGGTTACTGATTATTTTCTGTGCTACATCTGCACCCATGATAGAACTTCCATGTATCTTTTTAAACTCAAGATGCATGGCATGTTTCTGTGCCGTTGTAAGTGTGGGATTCTCGGTGAAGTACAGAGCCTCTAGTTCCTCTGGGGTTATGTCCCGTTGGTACTCTTCCATGGCACTGTCAATGAGTTGTTTTATCTTTCGTAGATCCTTGCTAAAGATCTTGTCGGGACACTTAGCTCCTCGTGTTTCATCATAGAAATCTTTATCGAGTAGGCTCTTCAGTAAGGCATGTTCCATCTTTACTCTCAATCAATGAGCGGACACGTTGCATGTCCTGGGGTTGGCGATATTTCAAGTCATCATACAGCTTCAATGCATATGCGTCAATGCCATGTGCCTTGAGTTCTCTGGTGTATGCAACAGTCTTAGCCATTGCATCAGGGTCAAGTGCTACTAAGACACGTGAGTAATCTTGTAGTTGCTCGATGTGTTCTCTGAGTAGTGCTGTCCCCATGATAGCGAATCCTGTGCACTGAAAGTGTAACGCTTGGGTAGCTGAGATACAGTCCTCGACAAGGATAATTGTTGAACCCTCCCCACAAGTGTACGCTCTGCGAGAATTGCCATACCTTTTCCACTTCGGGGTACGGTGAACAGATGATGAATTAAAGATCCTTCCGACACCCTCTGGGGAATAATGTCTTCCGACAGCATCCACCATCTTACCCTTGTCCATGACTGTAAATACAATTCGACTGTCTCTGACATCGAAGCGTAGTTCCACGGTGTCATGGATGGAGTTCTGCCTACGAAATGTTTGAATGTGTTCATGGTCTTTAACGATCCATTCAGGTAGCACAAAGGGTACATCTTCTTTATCTTTACTGCCATGCATAAGTTTACGTATATCTTCTACACGTAAACCTACACCTAACTTACCTCTCAATGTACAGCTATTAGCGTAGCAATTCCATACAAGTGTACCGTTATCATTAGTAACTGTAAATGTATTCTTTCTACTACACACTGGACATGTACTTCTATATGTTTGACCTATGTATAAATCTAAATTAGATACATAGTCTTTTATATTAATCATTTAAATGTACACTGTCCGTGTTGGTGAAGCGAAGCTTAGCAGCATTTTTAGCACTTGTCAAAGTGTTCTTCATGTAAGGGGTTACTGAACCAGGACTTACATGCCCAGTCACTGACATGATTTGTGGTAACGAAACACCTGCATCGACCATCTCCATCGTGCCTGTCCTTCTCATGTCCATGATCTGTAGCTCTTCAGATAACCCTGCCTTACGTATCACTTTCCTTGCCACGATTGCCAATTGAAACTTATCGTAAGGCTTGTTAAAGATACTGTTGCTGTGGCACTGAGGAGCTACATAGTCTGTGCCTACTTCCTGCTTCTGCTGCACTAGCATCTCATGTAACTCCTCCGTTGTAGGTAACTCTACCCTAGCCCTACGCTTTGACTGCTCTAGTGATAGTACTTTAGTATCAAAGTTATAGTTAGTCCACTTGAGATTGGACATATCCCCTAGCCTCTGACACCACTCATATGCCATCTGAACTATCAATCCCACAGAACGGGTATTAAACGAGCTATAAGCCACGTTTAGGAAGCGGGTGATATCCTCCCTAGTCCAGACTACTTTGCGTGGCTTGTGTGGCCTTCTAAGTACCTTGCTGAAGGGATTTATCTCACAGTATCCTACCCGTATGGAGAAGTTGTAGACTACAGAGGCAGCAGACATGGTGTGATTAGCAAAAGGTACACCCCTCTCAGCCCATTTATTGTATGCACGTTGGGCTAAGGGTGCAGTAAGGGTTTGTAGGTACATAACCTCTACCTTCCTGCCCATGAGAGGTGTCTGTAAGAAAGTGTTAAGACAGTACCGATAATCTTTCTGTGCTTGTGGAGAGAGTGATCGGTACTCAAGTGACTTGTAGTACTGCTCTACTGCATCAGCTATCCGTGTTCGTTTGGCTTGCCTCATGTGATTGCCTACCCCAATTGTTGAATACGGTTGATAGGAACTTCATACGTTCTTTCTTAGACTCAGGTTGTGTAACGACAACTTCTTCGGGTACATATCCTGGCACTGTCCATGCCCACTTAGTACCTACCTTAACTGCAATGACCATGTTTTGCTTACGCATGTACTGTAATACAGCTACTACACGGGCATGTGGTACTTTAAACTTCTTTTGTAGATCGATAGCAGTTAATGGTGTGGCAGTTACAGCTTGTATGATTTCAGTGTGGTTCATCCTTCACCCCTTAATATATCTGCAGCTTCCTTCATGCCATACTTCTCCAACAGATTGATGCAGTGAGTTAGCTGTCGTTCACTGGATTCATAGGCAACTGCCTCAGCAAAATCCATAAGTGATTTATCACCATAGATAGATCCAACACGGGTGTACTTTGCGATACGATTAAAGTCATCTGCGTACATATTAACTCCTTAGTTTACTGTCCAGTAATGTAACT